GACTGGTCGCCATTCTTTTTCTCGAAGGCATCCAGTCGACCCCAAAGGGCAGATGTCGCAGCGGCAACCCCACTCTTGTGGGTCGAATCGAGTTGTCGAAGCTGCCGCTGCAATCATCAAGTCATCAACTCACAATCGTCTGTGCGGTACTGGCGGCAGGTGCGGGAGGCATGGTGATGCCACCCACTCCGTTGTTCCCCATGGGATTGGGGGCAGCGGTCGCAGTCAACACTTGAGATGGCGCAACTGGAGCAGCAGCAGGAGCAGCAGGAGCAGCCAAACCACGAGCAGGCGTAGACGCCGCAGCTTTCACAGCAGGCTTGGTCCCGCTGTTTTTCAACTGCGTGAAGCTGGTCTCTGTGATGAAGCGAGTGATGTCGCCATACTGACCACCGAGGTCTTTGGCATTGTGCCATTCAACGAACACGGTTGTACCGGTGAGCCAGTCATCGCTGACACCACCAGCCATTTGTTCATTGGTGAACCCGGCTGACACAAAAACAGACTTGGTGTACGCCACCATGCCGCGTGCCTTGGACTCGTTGATGCCAGGGTAAAGCTGACCCACTTCGTTGTAAGGCGTGTTGAGAAAATACCCGGTGGAAAAGCCGGTGTCGAAAGTGACGTTCAACTTGCGGCTGAACGCATTCTTTTGACCCGCAGCCACACCAGAGATGGTGGCTTTGTAGTAGCCGGTTTCGGGAGCGCCACCACCAGCAGCAGAAACAGAGGTGATGATGTCGCCAGGAATCATGAAAGTTGCCATTTGACAACTCCTTTGGGCCGAAGCCCGTTGAGTTTTGTTTGTTGGGAAGACGGGGCGTATGCCCCTACTCGGTTAGGCCGAGGTTCATGAAGACGTTGGAGGTGGGGGTGGAAGCAACGCGCCAGCAGGTGCTGTGGTTACTTCTTCCCGTGCTCCAAAGTCAAAAAGTGATTTGGCTTGTCGAAGGCGCAGAACGCCTCGTGCAATTCCGTCTTGGCAGGCCCATCGCAGATGGCGAGGGTCCGCACCTTGAATCGTTGCTGCGACTTGCTGCACAGCTTCGCGAGCGGGCTGACCCGAAGCAATCGCTGAAGCAACCTGCTCTGCAATGTCGTCTTGCCACTCCAAACCTTCGAGGCGACAGAGCGCATAGTCGGTTGCACTGGCATTGAGGATCTCACGGAGGTTACCAGGCGTCCGCTCGTAGCACACACCGTTGCGATCACCAGTGACCCAGTCGGAGTCCGTAGGATTCGCGTAATATATGGTTGGGAACCACGGATCGGGGTAGTTCTGGTCGACCATTGCGCGAACAGTGATGTCGCACCACGAAGGGATGACCTCGGTTTGGTTTCGACTGGGCACATCCGGCCCACCGGGGCAATACGTGCCATCAGCGTTCATTCCACCGGCCCTTTCGTGGAATGTGAGCGCCATATGGACACCGAGGTGGCGACCAAGCCCTGCGAGGTGCAGAAGATGGCGGGACAGCTCTTGGTATGCCCAGAACTTGTCCTTTTTCCCGGATCGACCAGTTGGAGACACTTCGTTCCAATGCAACATGCTCCTTCGGCAGATGTGGCTCGCATCATCGATGATGATTGCGCCGTACTCGGTGGCTCGACCTGAATCGGCAAGGTTGGACAGCATCCGAATCAGATCAGGCAGAATCTGCGGAGGATTCGGGTGAAGTCGGGGGGTGAAACCCAATTCATTCTCGGCAACCAAGCGCAATGCGCTGGGGACACCGATACAAAGGGCTGTTGGGAACGCAGCGAGTGCGTCAGAGGTCTTCTTAAGTTTGGGACGACCGAAAATCGCCGCCAAAACAGTTGCGGAAGGGTTCATTGACTGTTCTCCAGGAGTTCAGGGGTTGCTCAGGGGGTTCACAAAAAATAGCAAAGGGTAGCTTCGTCGTCAAGCAGAGTTTCTCGCATCGTCGAGTGCGGCGGGTCCATATTGGCACAGTTTCAGTCCGCTGCATGGGCCGTATCTGCCGTAGCAGGCGACTTCATGCATCGCTTTTGGCCATCTCCAAAAATCTTTTTCATCGAGGTCGAGTTTTGCAATCTCATGCTCGGCACGCCAGAGCAACTCAGGCAGATGGTTATCTCGATGGGGTGTCTTGGGAACGGTTGGTCGCGACACGCGCCATGGCTCCTGTGTCTGAATCAGATTGAGCATGAGGCCCGCGAAGTTGGGCCAAATCTGTGCGCCCATGAGCCGAAACGCAGCGAATCCACCATCGATTGCGTAGGCATCGACCGATTTCTTCGTTGAGACCCTGGCTTGGTGCTTGTGGTCCCAAACCCAAACCCGTTTGAGTCGGTCCTCGATGACCATGTCGACTCGTCGGGTCATTGTGATGGGCTTGCCGTGGTCAATATGCCCCGGCACATTGAGTGGAGTGGGTGTAATGGTGTCACCGTGGAAGCTGCGCAGGCGTTCGACCATCTGGCCACTGGCGGCTACCTCTTCTGGGTCGATGACCCACAATCCCCACACTTCTTTCAACCAACCCAGTACCGCTGTGATGGGATACTCAACGGCAAGCACTCGTCCCGGAGGCTCAGGATGCCGTGACATGTAGCGGCGAAACGTCTCGAGCATCCGTTCCATGTACTCGTGCCCTCGCCCCTCCTGATCACACCACCGTTGTAGGGATTCTTCGGGTGCGAAGAAGGGGGAGGCATCTGTGTAGTATTTGTCATCAACCCAAACACCCCCCTGCTGACAGCCCCAGATGGCGTGCTGATGCGCTTGGATGATGTGGCCCATGCTTCCTCGTGTCAGCGCACTGGCAGGGATGAGGTCGATGTTCAAGCGTTGGTCGTAGGCAAACTTCTGGGGGCATTGCATGAACTGACCAATGCGGCTCCAACCACGGCTGCTTCGCCCAGCCTCGATGAGGATTTGTTCTGTCATTTGAGGTCTCCTAACTTGTCAATGATTGAATCCAACAGGGCATCTTTGTCTTCGAGACCCAGCAGTTTTTCATCCAGCCCCTGCAACTCATCGGCTGCAAGCATCTGCGCAATGGGGCCAAACTTCTGAACCAAGATGTCTACCACTCGTTCGTCGTAGGTGTTTGACGCCACGATCACTTTGAGCAACGTGGGGTTTCCGCCCAGCCGGTCGAACCTTCCTTTCCATTGCACGAAGTCACCCGGCTTCCAAGGCAGCATCGCAAAGATGGCAAGGTCGGTTGTTTGAAGACCATCGACACCTGTACCAATGCTCTGCCCTGTGGCGACCAAACAGCATGGTCCCGATGAACTTCTAAACTGATCGACGATGTTGTCACGGTCACGTTCACTGACGCCACCGTGCGCCATCCAAACCGGCATCCGGCCCAACGCAGAGTCACCTACACTGAGGGCTTTCTCAATCGCACTCACCCACTTTTCCGTCTCACGTCGACGCGCTGTGAAGATTGCGACCTTTCCACCACCACGAAGACCTTGAATCGCTTCATCGATGACGTACCGACGCTTGCGACTGCACGCTTCGGCGAGCCTTGCCTCAATCATCATCTCCCGTGCGAGAGGGTTGCGGTCCTTCTCCTTGGCAATGCCTTTGATGGCCTGGTTGAATGTCTGCTTGTCAGACCACCGTTCTGCTCGATTGAGTTCGCTATTGTCGAGATACACAACTTGAACCCGTGTCGAGGGCAATGCTGCGTGTGATTCGTTGTAGGGCACTTCATGGACCAAGAAGCTGCATCTGGCTTTCAGTTCGTCGAGATGACTGGAACCAGCATCGTTGAGACCGCCGAAGTCACCGGGACGGGCAGCGCAGTAGCGAGTTGCGAACTTGCCATAGCTGAAGCTGAATCCCCCAGGCACCAGCAAATCAAGCTGTGACCACAACCGACGAGGTCGCCCATCATCCAGAGGAGTCGCGGTTAAGCCAATGCGCAACTGCAGATTGGGCAATCGGCTGGTATCCATCGTGGCGCAAGCACGTACTTCACGATTGGTCATCGAGTCCGTATCTTGGCTGGCAGCGGTCTTTCGCCGTGTAAATGCTACACCCCCATCCGCTTGATGAATCGCCTTCCACCGCTTGTGGCTCCCGTGTGTGTGCAACTCATCGAGGATGAGAACAGTCGGGTTGACTTGCCGCACTGCAGTGATGTTATCGGGAAGAGCCTCGGCCCCCACAACCACGAATGGTCGCGTCCCTGCCGTCGTGGTTCTCTCCAGGTACTCTGTTAAAGTAGGCTCTCCCTTCCTCCGTTCCGATTCGGGCCGCAGCCGATATGGCTCAATCGTTGTGTATTCCTGGATTTGGGACCACCAGACATGGCGAGCCTTCGCAGGGCACACAACCAAGATTGGACCCGGTCGCGTCAATGCAGCAAGGATAGCAGCTAACGTCTTTCCGGCTCCACAAGAATAGATAAAGAATGCCCACGGTCGATGGATAGCCCACGCTACGCCCATCGCTTGATATGGGGTAATGAGGCTGGATACGTGGGTTCGAACGGTGCCTGTGGCAGACAGCTCTTCTACCATTGCACGGCCCTCTTCCTCGAGAGCTTGCCGTTGCGCATCATCCCAAAACCCGACACCGTTGACGCCAACAGACTCGGCGTCGTAGGGTATGCCATGTTCTACCAAGTAGCCTTCGACCAACCACGCAGCGTTAACCGGGGCGATGACTTCTACCTCTGACATCTGCTGCCGGACATGCGCCTCGGCTTTTTCCACTCGGATGCGGCGACCACGGATACGCCCATAAACAAGCGTGCCGGGTATATGTAGTTCCAAGTCGGTCAATGCAGCTAAGCTATCGACGTCGACATGGTAGACAAAATGGGGTTGGTCCCACATAGTCGCCTCGAGATTCAGGGTCTAAAATGGAGGTTAGCAGCGACCTGACGACATGTCAAGGGTTTATTGTTGACGACACGTCACTCTACCGATAAACTGTGAGGAGGAGGTAAGTATTTATGTCAACGAAGAAACAATCAAGTGGGTTTATCACATATGTGAAACGGCATCGACAGGTAAGGAGCTGGAATCTGGCTGAACTTGCACGTCGAGCGGGACTTTCACAACCGGAGGTCAGTCGCCTCGAGTCGGGCGTTCGAATGCCTACCATGCGTCACGTTAAGGGATTAGCGGAAGCATTTAGTGGTGCTCCAACAGGACAGGTAGGCGAGCCGCGTCGGTACGAGGACTGGTTAGCCATGTTGGTAGACTACGCAGAACGCTCACGCCAAGATACCTATGCATCACGCAAAGATGTCGTACAGGAAACCGCGACTGGGGCTTAGCTGTAGACGACCGTTACGTTGACAGTACCGCTCATCGATGTCCCGGCGGTCCCGGCGCTATTCAAGCAAGCCAAGGTAATCGCTGTGCCCAACGCAACCCCTTGATCAAAGTGGTACGTCACCTTCTTTGATGCGGGGGCTTTCAGGATCACAACAGGATCGTCTGATCCAACTGTCGTGGACCCCGCAGCCAGATTGTAAAGCTTCACGAAACTGTCGGCAGTGACTCCCGAATTGTCGATTTGGACGACA